GATCGTGCATTCGCACCCTTCCGTGTGAAGTTAGAGAGTCAGACTAAAGAGTTGCAGGCACGATCCCCGTTCGATGCTGGTAAGACTGTAGGACAACAAGTTATGGATTCGCTTGGCGAGTACGATACTCTCTCGCATGTCAGTTTTCCTGTCGAGCAAATTTTGGCGCGAGCAAATCTTACTAAAGCAATCATGCAACTAGATACTGCGAGACTCTTTAGCCGAGAGGAACGCATTGCTAAGTTGGTTGAGCAAGGTGATGTCTGCGCCGTCGATGGTCTGCCTCTTACACTCTCAGAAGCAGAAGGTGCGCACATCATTGCACATACTGCGGGTGGACGTACCGTGTATGACAACCTAGCGATGGTGAGAGCATGTTACAATAAAAAGATGGGTTCGATTAGCGTCACTGATTATCAATCGATTTTTAATCTTGATAAGTCTGCATAATATAAATCTACAAGGGGTTGACAACAACCCCTTTTTACTATATAATTCACCATATGACTAAATTCTATACAAATGTCCGACACGTCGGCAACAACATCTTATATCGCGGTTATGAGAACGGTCAGCAGATCAAGACTCGCGTTCCTTTCAAACCAAAACTTTATGTGAGTGGTGATTCTAAGTCTGAGTGGCGCACACTTGACGGACAGTCTGTCGTTGAAGTGCAGTTCGAGACCATGAAAGAAGCGACTGAGTTCACGAAGCGATATCGCGACGTTGACAACTTTAAAGTGCACGGTCAGAACAATTACACCGCGCAGTTTATATCTACTTACTGGCCTAATGATATTCAGTTTGATCGTGATCTAGTTCGTGTGATGAATATCGATATCGAGGTTGCGTCAGACGAAGGATTTCCAGATCAGCGCGAAGCAAAATATCCAATTATCTCTATCGCCCTTCGTAAGAATGATGGCAACTACTGGGTGTGGGGTCTCAATGACTACACTCCCTCTCGTGAAGATGTTCTGTTTATTCGTTGTGATAATGAGATGGATCTTGTTCGCAAGTTTGTAGACCATTGGCAAACTTACAGTCCTGATATTATCACAGGATGGAACACACGTTTCTTTGATATTCCTTACATTGTTAATCGTTGTTATAAACTGTTTGGTGATGACACGTTAGTAAAACGTCTGTCGCCATGGGGTCTCGTGCGCGAGAGAATTCAGAAGATCAATGGACGTGAGAACCAAGAATATGTTATCGAGGGTATTGATCACCTTGACTATATTGAGATCTTCAAAAAGTTTACTCTCAATACACTCGGACAACAAGAGTCGTATCGACTTGATCACATCGCACACGTCGTTCTTGGCGAGCGAAAACTCTCTTATGAAGAGCATGGTAATCTGCACACTCTCTACAAAGAAGACTATCAGAAGTTCATAGACTACAACGTAAAAGACGTTGAGTTGGTGCACAAGATTGATGAGAAGCTAGACCTAATCTCGCTGGTGCTCACTATGGCGTATCGTGGCGGTGTTAACTATACAGACACTCTCGGTACGACTGCGATCTGGGACTCTATCATCTATCGTATGCTAAACAATCAAAAGATTGTGATTCCGCCCAAGACAGAGAAACCCAAGACTCCGTATCCCGGTGGTTACGTGAAAGATCCTCAAGTCGGATCTCATGACTGGGTGACATCGTTTGACTTGAACTCTCTGTATCCGAACATCATTGTGCAGTACAACATGTCGCCCGAGACTATTATGGATGGTATTGTTCCTGATATCACTGTAGAAAAGTTTCTTGACGGTCACGTGAAATCTGATAATGATGACTACTCCTTGTCACCTACTGGTGTTAGATTCACTCATACACGCAAGGGTGTGATTCCTACAATTATTGAACACTACTACGCAGACCGACGTATTATTAAAGACAAGATGCTCAAGTTAGATCAAGAGTATCAGAACAATCCTAGTAAGTCGATGCAATATAAGATCACGTCACTTAACAACCAACAGATGGCGATTAAGATCTTAATGAACTCACTCTATGGCGCTCTTGGTAATAAGTGGTTTCGATACTTTGATCAGCGTGTTGCCGAGTCTATCACCATGGCAGGTCAACTGGCCATCAAATGGGCAGAGAGGTGTGTAAATAATGAGATGCAAAACATTCTCAAAACAGATGAAGACTATGTCGTCGCAATCGATACCGACTCAGTGTATATTCGCATGGGTGACCTGGTAGATAAGTTTTCTCCCAACAATCCTGTCAAGTTCTTAGATAAGATCTGTCGCGAACACTTTGAGAAATCTCTTGATAAGTCTTATGCTCAGATGGCGACTTCGACTGGTGCTTATATTAATCGCATGGAGATGGGTCGTGAGGTCATCGCAGACCGTGGTATCTGGATGGCGAAGAAACGATACATCCTGAACGTGCACAACAACGAAGGTGTCCAGTACGCAGAACCTAAACTCAAGATGATGGGTATCGAGGCAATCAAGTCGTCGACCCCACAGGTCGTTCGCGACAGATTTAAAGAGATTTTCCGTGTGATTATTGAAGGCACTGAAAATGACACACAATCTTTTATTCGTAATTTCAAAAACGAGTTCAAAAATCTACCGCCCGAAGATGTCTCTTTTCCACGCGGTGTGTCAAATCTAGGTAAATGGCAAGATCGTAAGACTATCTTCAAGAAAGGTACTCCTATTCACGTGCGTGGTGCGTTGTGTTTCAATGCCGCAATCAAAGATGCAGGTCTTCAGAATCGTGTGGAGACTGTAAAGCAGGGTGAGAAAATCAAGTTCTGTTATCTCAAAGTACCTAACCGTCTCGGTCAGAATGTTGTCAGCTATCCACTAAATCTGCCTACAGAACTCGGTCTTCACAAATACATTGATTATGACATGATGTTTGACAAGACGTTTCTAGATCCTCTTGTAGTTATCTTGGACGCTGTCGGTTGGCAGTCAGAACCACAGGCATCACTTGAAGACTTTTTTGGTTGACATTCCGATTTAATTGTAGTATAATAGGTACCTATGAAAGATCTAAAAACACCTTTACGATATCCTGGTGGCAAGTCACGAGCAGTAGACTTTCTGTTCTCGCGTGAGAATCTGCCTGTCAAAAACATCAAAGAATATCGTGAACCGTTTCTCGGTGGTGGATCTTGTGCATTTGCATTCACTAAAAAGTTTCCTAACATTCCTGTGCGAGTCAACGACAAGTACTATAATCTGTATTGTTTCTGGTTGATTTTGCAGAAAGAAGGTGAAGCGCTTACTCAGAAACTTCACGATATCAAAGACGAACTACTCAGCGCGTCTGATACCAAACAAGCACACTATGACTATTATCACGTTGTGACAGACGTGCTTGCAAACCCCAAGAATGAGTTTGAGACTGCATGGGCATTCTATATTCTCAATCGGTGTTCATTCTCTGGTCTCACAGAGTTATCTGCGTCATTCTCTAAAGGTTCATGCTTTGACCACTTTCATCACAGACTGATTGGTAAACTTCCCAAGTATTCGCGACTTATGCAGAACTGGACAATCACAAACGAAGATTACTCTACTATGTTTTGTGATGACCCAGATGTGTTTGTATTTGCTGATCCGCCCTACGATATTGCCACTTTCATTTACGGCAAAGATGGTGACATGCACAACTCTTTTGATCATAAAGATTTCTTTAGATGCACAGACGCGTCTGGTAATATGGTCATGATCACTTACAACTCAAATGACACTCTACAAGAAGCATACAAAAACTGGAATCAAAAGATCTGGGATTTGACTTACACCATGGTGTCAACTGCCTCTTATCGTGAGAATGAGCATAAGAAGAAAGAGTTGCTTATCTGGAATTATCCGACAGAAGAATCTCAAACGCTTGAAGAATTTTTTGTTTGACAAACGCACCCAACATGTGGTATAATACGTCCCATGTATGAATTAACTCTATTCAAAAACCAGTTTGATAACAAGACTCATCGCCGTACGACGTTTATGTCGTGGACGGACTTCGTGATGTGTCTTCGTGATTCTTACACTAAACCTGGAGAGAAAGGTGGATCCAATAGTTCTCCTCTTCTTACTCCTGCTGTGTTCGACGTGGGTACGACGCGTAGTAATCGATCTGTTCTTTATTGGAGTTCTTGGTGTTGCGTTGATGTGGATGATCCTATTGACGGTTGCACTGATATAGAATCCCTAAGAACTTGGTTACAAAGTCAATATGGTCAGTATGACTATGTCGTCTACAACACAGCAAGTAGTACAGAAGATCATCTAAAATTTAGAATCGTATTCCGTCTGGATGAGAATGTTGAAAACACTCGAATCAAATCATTTTGGTATGCACTCAATACAGAACTCGGTGATCTGGGTGACCCACAGACGAAAGATCTTGCACGTATGTACTACGTACCTGCGCAGTACCCCAACGCATACTCTTTCTTTATGGTAAACTCTGGTGGGTCTCCCATGAATGTTTCAGAGTTGATTGCGAAACATCCATATCATGAGAAAACAGGTAATGCTTTTCTGGACAAGCTGCCTATTGAGTTGCAGCAAGCTGTAATACAACATCGCAAGAGCAGCCTAAATAATACCGACTTTAAATGGTCATCATATCGTGATTGTCCATTTTGGCCAAAGAAACTTGCGATAGAGTATCAGATGATCAGTGGAACTGGTTGGTATTCGAAGATGTATCGCATTGCGGTTGCGATTGCAGGTAACGCATACTCTAGAGGGTACCCAATTACCTCTAGACAAATAGAAGAACTGTGTCGAGAGTTTGATCTCGAAACAGGTAATTGGTATGAGAATCGACCTCTTCATGTAGAAGCAGATCGAGCATTAGAATATATTTACAGGAATGGATAAAATGAAAAAAGTATTAGTAACAGGTGCCGCTGGTTTTATTGGATCTCAGTTATCAAAACGTCTTATGGATCGTGGTCTAAGTGTAAAAGGTATCGACAACTTTAATGATCATCTTTATACTCCTAAACTAAAGAAAGATCGTATGGTACACTTCGGATTAGATATTTGGGGTTGTGATATGCGTGATGAAATAAAACTAGAAGCATTATTACGTGACTTTAATCCAGATACTATAGTTCATTTAGGTGCAATGGCAGGCGTGCGTGACTCTCTCGGCAACGAAAAAAGTTATCACCAGAACAATATTGACGCAACGCAAAACTTGATCGATGTTTGTAAAACACATTTGCCTGATACTAGAATTCTTTATGCGTCAACTTCATGCATCTATGCTGGCGCTCCAGTGCCATGGGTAGAAGGTAAAGAACATGGTAAACAGTTGAACGCGTATGGTTATACCAAGTGGGCAAATGAGTGTCAGATGCAGTCGTCTGGTCTTAATACTGTCGGTCTGCGTTTCTTCACAGTCTATGGACCATGGGGTCGTCCCGATATGGCGCTGTTTGACTTTACTAAAAATATACTTGACGAAAAAGAAATAACCGTGTATAATTATGGTGATATGAAGCGGGACTTTACTTACGTTGACGATATTTTGGATGGTATTGAGATCGTCTTAGATAACACCGACATCGAGTCTGGTGAGATCTTTAATATTGGTCGTGGTGAGCAAGTCGAGTTGATGGACTTTATTGGTGAAATTGAAAAGAACACTGGTAAGACAGCAATTAAGAATCTTGCACCTAAGCATCCGGCAGACACTAAAGAAACATGGTCAGACACATCTAAACTTGGCGCACTTGGTTATCAACCAAAGGTGAGTATTGCAGAGGGTGTTGAAAGATTTTACGAGTGGTACAAAACATATAATGAGGTGGACTAATGTCTAGAAAAATGCAAAATGGCGAATCTGTAAGATTTTTAATAGGTATTGTGGGTCACGGATTTGTCGGTCAAGCTGTAGAATATGCGTTCATGCATCCTATAGTTGACTTTGCACTATTTGATCCAAAACACAATACAAGTCTAGACGACTTGTCCTATAAAACACTTGATGAGACTCCGACGTGTTTCTTTATCTGTGCACCGACACCTTCGAATGACGATGGTTCTGTCAATTCTTCTATTGTTGAAGAGAGTGCACTTAAGTGTTTACATGAGACAGACGCTCTCGTGATTATTAAGTCAACTATCACACCAGATGCGATTGACAGAATCTATCAACAACTTACGAAAGAACAGATAGATCGTTTTGCTTATAACCCTGAGTTTTTGACAGAGAAAAATGCTAAATCGGATTTCGTCTCTGCAAAGTTTCACGTCATCGGTGGCACTCCTCAAGCAGTTGCGGAAGTTATTGATGTGTATGAAATCTTTAGTGCTTGTGAGTCAAACGACTATCACCGCATGACTGCATACGAAGCGTCGTTTGTGAAATACACAATCAACTCATTCCTATCGACCAAGATCACGTTCTTCAACCAGTTATATGATCTGATTAACATGTATGGTTGTAATTACAATACTGTAGTACGAGCTGCTGGTAAAGATGATCGTGTTGGTTTGGGTCACACTCGTGTTCCAGGGTTTGATGGTAAACGTGGGTTTGGTGGTGCGTGTCTGCCTAAAGACACAAAGGCATTCTTGCGATTCTCTACGTTTGAAGATAATGAGGGTAACGATCATTCATTTGATTTATTAGAGAGAGTACTTGACATCAATAGTGATTATCGTGTACAATATGACCTCGATGAACGTGAAAAAGTTAATAACATTACATTTGTAGATTTTGGAGGCAAAAATGTCGATAATGGACAAACTGAAGAAGAACTCGAAGATAAAGGAGACGGCGACACTTTCCACTAGTAAGTTCTTCACTGAAAAAGATATGGTACCGACCGACGTTCCGATGGTAAACGTCGCGTTGTCGGGATCTGTCGATGGTGGTGTGACACCTGGACTGACTGTCCTCGCTGGACCATCGAAACACTTTAAGACATCATTCGCATTACTTATGGCGGGTGCATATCTTAACGCAAAACCAGACGCAGTCATGTTGTTTTATGACTCAGAGTTTGGTTCACCACAGTCTTACTTTGAACAGTTCGGTATTGACACGAGTCGTGTGTTACACACACCGATCGCAAATGTCGAAGAACTGAAGTTTGATATGATCAACCAGTTAGAGCAGCTAGACCGTGAAGATGATGTCATTATCGTGATTGACTCTATCGGTAACCTTGCGTCTAAGAAAGAACTCGAAGATGCACTGAACGAGAAGGGTGTCGCAGACATGTCACGTGCTAAGGCACTGAAAGGTCTGTTCCGTATGTCAACACCATACCTTGCGATGAAGAACATTCCGATGCTTGCAATCAATCACACTTACAAAGAGATTGGTCTGTTTCCAAA